ACTTATAAGGACTGTAAAATACAGATGAGACTACACGAGGAAAGATTTAAAAATGAAATTCAGAGCTAGGGCCCGCAGCTGATCACAGGGTTTAATGGAATCCTTGAGCTAACTCAGTTTGCGAAAAGCCCTTGAAGATTTAATCGGCTGAGTTGGCGTCCATAATTGAAAGGAGGTAAAATGAAGAACAACATCGTTAAACGATTTATATCATGGCGAATTAGTGGCTTATTTGTGGCAGAAAAAAGGCTAAAGGCTCTTGTAGCAGCCGACGTGAAGGAAGGAGCAAGCGACAAGGAACTTGATGGACTCTATAAAATGATTTCAGCTCATCTCAAGGCCATTTCAGACATGCAAAACGAAATTATCACGCTTCAACTCATTGATGAAGAAAATCAAAAGTGAGGTTTTATGCGGCTCATCACGTAAATCACGTATATAGAGCTTCCCAGATATTGCATCATGTGTGAAAACGACTATTTTTTTCACGTGATCTACGTGATGTCTCTAGAACTGTTACAGGCTACCAAAATATGCATGATTCTTATATCACGTGGGTGTGATCCTACATAATACACTTGAACAGGGGCTCACGCGCACGAATGGATCCAAAATGTTGAAAAAAGTCTAGAAGGTTCTATAGGTGTATTATATGGTAGGTCGTAATAGAATATTTGAAGGTCATTCTCAATGGATGAATGAGTTTAATAAGGTACATAATCCGGATTACTACTATGACAAGAAAACCCAAAAGAAGAAAACCGAAAAGAAAAAAACAGATCGTGGACGCTACACAGCCAAACGACATCCCGTATTCAAAGTATCGGATTGAATGGATGGATATTCTATCTGATTCAGGGTGGGCTACCGATAAAGAATTTGATCGAATGAAGTTAGCTAGTCCTGTCAATGAGGGTTGGCTCTATTCAGATGATAAACATTCAATTAAAGTTTTTGCTTCATATGATAAGGATGAAGATACAAATGAAATTACCTTTGGTGATAGAACAATGATTCCTTGGGCTTGTATAAAGAAGATGGTTAAGATTAAATGAGTCTACTTGACTGGTTAAGTGAAGAGAAGTATAACATCTTAAAGGAGAAATACACTATGACAAAGAAAAAGAAAAAGAAAAAAATAGTTAAGAAGAAAAAGAAAACTAAAAAGAAAAGGAAATAGTTATGAATAAAGCTGTTAAAAAGATAAAAAAAATCTTAGCTGAAATAGATAAGCTTGAAGCAAAAGAAGAAACTCTTCGAGAAGATCTAAATGAAGCTGTTGATGATTTAGAAGACTCTATCGACGACTAGGATGTGGAATCCTCATCGGATTTTGTTTGTTTCGTTGGTGATAGTTTCGGTGCTGGTGATGATTTACTGGTACTTTCTACATCTATAACATCTTCGGGTGTTATATTAATAATTTTTCTATTGCTTTTTAACAGCTCCGCAATCTCTTCATTCATCTTCTCCTCATTTTGATCTTCATCTAATTTGCCATGTAGGATATGTTTTTGTTCTACATATAACCCACCTGCTTTTCCTCTCATATGTTCTGCGTTGGCTGCTGCTGAAAAAGATCTATGTTTGAGTGCTTGATCTCTGATCTTGGCTAGTTCTGTCACATGTCTGCCATAATTCACTTTGAAACGATTTCTTTGTTCTTCTCTGAGTTCACCAATATATTTAACTACTAATGGAGATTGTTCTGGATTTTGTAATTCAGAGGCTTCTTGTCGTGATCGATTTTCACTATAGCCTGCTTCAATAGCACATTCATAGCCGAACTTACGTCCTTCGTGTAGAACTACTAGTTCTGCAAATCTACGCTGCATGTCTGTTAATCTTTTAGGAACTCCCATAGTTGACAATTTAAGGTAACAATTGTAAAAAGTCAATGTGGATAAAGACATAGACATATGGAAACAACGCAATGAAATACTACATAAAAAGGTGAATAGACAGATGGATGAAATAAAAGACTTACATAAGAAGAGCGAAACTATTTTTGATTTAGCTCGAAGATTTCCTAATAAAACTTACCGTGAATTAGAAAAATATAGAGATGCAGATAGACAGGAAGAAGCACAACAGATTCCTTTGAGTGAATCTCAAAAGAAGCAAGAGGAGTTAGAACCTATTGAAGGAGAGGAACAAGATAATCCTGAATTGTTTGATTGGAAAGAACAATATAATAAGGAACGTAAGCTTCGCCAAGAAGCGGAGGGAGAATTGACAATTGTGAAAGGAATTTCAGTACACATGTCTCCTGAGATGAGAGACGCAAATAAAAAGATTGAAGAACTACGTGTTGAACTAGACCGAGTTAAAAAAGATAATAATGATTTATTTTTGCGAATTGCTGAACTTACAGAGGTTGAAGAATCTCATCGTAAATTGAATGGTAAACTTCAGGAAAGATTGACGGAAGTCGAAGAGGATAATAAAAAAATATCTAAACAAATTGAGCATCAGGTTGAGAGAGCTCGGAAAGCAGGTTTGTAATGTTGCAAGGTAGAGATATAATAATGATCTTTGACCGATTCGTCGGGCCCAAGAAAGGTAGCGGAGTAGCTCAGGATGCTCGAGTTCAAGTTCGTACACCGGATGGTAGACATTATGATGTAATGGGTGTAAACCTTGTTGAAAATAAAATTTTTGGTGCACGCGAAACCCATAGAATAGTTATTTCTACACATGAAGAAGTGGCTCCTATGGCTCCTCCAAAACTAATTGTTTAACGACATCTGTTACCTTAAAAATATTATGGGACCAGAAAGAAAATTGTGGCATGAGCTTAAAAGAAATACACCTCAAATTAAATGGACAAGGCTTGAAAATACTAGCTTACTTGGTACTCCTGATCTGTTGGGCTACAATAGTTCTGGCAAGTTTTTCACTGTTGAACTGAAGGTTACAAAAAGTAATAAAATTAAATTTTCTCCTCACCAAATTGCCTTCCATGTAAGACATCCAAAGAACACATTCATCTTAGTAAAGTCGCTCGTCCAGAGCGACCTAAAACTTTTTCAAGGAACACAGATTCAGGAGCTTGTTGCTTGTGGCTTTAGACTTGAAGCTTGTAGCTTGGGACTTAAATCAGTAATTGAGAAGCTTGAAGCTTGCGGCTTGTAGCTTGAGGCTTGCGGCTTGAGACGAGAAACGAGTAACCGGACTCTCCAGACTTAGTGTTTAGGGTATGAGACATTGGCTACCTCGCGGTTCCAACAGTTCCGGCAGCTCTTGCACTCGTTACCTTGCTTTGAAGCAGGGCATGTGAAGTCGCCGGTTGAAACTGTTGACGTCCAGGGCCAAAATTTAACTGGCTTCTGGTCGATCCGATGCGAGGACATTCGAATGATTAAATTTTTTGGTATACTGTCATGATTTAATGGCAAAAATTTGGCTTCACGTGTTGGCAGCCAGTGGCTGGTCTCCGGCGTCGCTTCACAGACTTCAAAAATTCGTTTTAGGTGCCATGAGCTCTGCAGGTCCCCTGAGTCATGCCAGCGGAAGTGTGGTTCACCTTTTATTAAAACGGTCATAGCAAAAACCCATTGTGGATGCTGTAGTGACTCCAGCCTTCTGGCTAGCGCCAGTCTAACATTGCGGAAATTATAACGTCCTTTTAAAGCATAACAGCCTTCACATACTGAGCCAGGGATCTGGACCAGCTTGGCGCCTGTTATGCATGCCTGAGCGGGCAGGTTATAAGCCGGCCCGGGCATTTTGGATGGCTTCGACAGCCCTCCGGTTATTTCTTTAGCTTCTTTCTTTAACATAAAATTTAATACTATAAGAACATGGCTAATTTATGACGCTTGCGGCTTGTTGCTTGTTGCTTGCGGCTTCCTTCAATCCTGAGGCTTGGAGCTTGCAGCTTCTGGCCATTGATATAGATCCGGGGGCCAAACTTCTCCCATCCATTGGACATGATCTTGAGCTCAGCTGCGATGGTCAGCAGCTGGCCCGGTGATGCGTGGCTAACGTCTATTGTGAATTTTTTCATGTTTTTATTTTATCCTTTTTTTGTGTCTGTTTCATGGCGCTTGCAGCTTGAGGCTTGTAGCTTTTATCTTTACAACTTACCATTGCAATCCCGGTTGGGGTATATCGAACGCGCCTTGCGGCGCGTTCAGCATGTAATTGTTTGAATGTTTTATTAATCAAGTAGCACCATATATTGTTTGGGAAAATTGCGGCTGAACCAGTCGCAGCCCTTCTGGACGCTGGCATAGTCCTGAAGTGATTCAGCGCCTATGATTACATCGTAAACGGCTGCAGCGTAGCCAGGCACTGTGCATTCTTCACCGCCGAATCTATTTTTAAGGACTACGTCCTTTTCACCATCCAAAGTATAATTTGCATCCTCAAATGGGACTTTAACTTTTTTACCTTTATATATTATTTCTTTCATTTTGCCGCCTTCTTCATTTCAGCCATGTCTTTTTTAACTAATCTTAGAATTTCTTCTAAGGCATTGGCTATTCTTTCTAGTTCTTTTGTTGCGTATTCCATAATATTCCTTTCATAAATTAATCCTACTATATCCCAGCTCAGGTGTCAAGCCGCTTGTTGCTTGGAGCTTGCGGCTTGCAGCTTTTTTTATTTTTTACCTTTTTGATGCTGCTTATAAAAATGCTTAAGATATCCATGTGCTCTTCTTTTTTTCCAACCCTCATCATTAACAACAATCATATGATCATTTGAAACATTATTAAAATATATGTCATATAATTTACGCGCCCGGTCATTTATATTAGATATATCTGCATAGTGGTTCGTCTCCAT